TCTCTGATTTAACTATACCAATTTATATAGTTTCCACAGGCGACTACAGGACATTAAAAGTTGGCTTGAGAAATGAATCTGCAAATATTGGGCAGGGAGTCAATATTAATGGATTAAATCTAATTGATGAAGCTGGTCTACCCAAAACTGAAGCACACTGTAAAACGTTAGGTGGCTGGCTTAAGTTTAGAAATGTTAATGGTGGGCGTACTCAAATTTTAGATAGTTATGGTGTTTGGACTTTCTCATAGTTAAGCACCCAACAAACCACTATCAACCCTGACCTTTAATTAGAGTTAGGGTTTTTTATTACCAAAATTTAAGGGGATCATCATGCAAGAAAACGCATTACCGTGGTTTATTAAATTAGTTCCCGCCGTTGTGGGGGCAATTCTTGCACTTGTGTTAAGTGGGGATATTGATAAAGAGGGGAAAATTCAGATCACGTTGGGCGTGATTGGCAAGTTCTTATTCAGTGTGTCAGTCAGCTTGTACGGCGGCGCTGCATTCATTGAATACCACGAATTAAACAATTACTCACAAATGGCGCAGGGCTTTGTGATGCTTATGTTTGCTGTGTTTGGTTTGCTGGCCATCGGTATTGTTTATCAATCAATTGCGCTCATGCACGGCAAATCGCTTGCAGAAGTCATTGCAGAAGTGAAAGCTGCTTTTGTTGCAATCATAAGTGGCAAGGGTGGTGATCAGTGAGCAAGATAATAACTATCACAGCTGGTCACAGCAATACAGATTCAGGAGCAGTCAATGGTTCAGATCGTGAATGTGACATCGCGCAAGATATGCGTAATATTGTTGCGTACTATTTGCGAGCCAAAGGCATCAGCATTAAAACTGATGGTGAGGGCAAAGGAAATGCTACGCTCACTCAAGCGGTCAAACTCATTAAAGGGTCAGCCGTCGCAGTGGAATTTCATTGTAACGCATCATCAAGTAAAACCGCTCACGGTATTGAAGCACTTGCGCAAACCAAAGACAAAGTAATCAGTCAACGATTGTGCGCTGCCGTTTCATCGGTAATGGGAAACGTATTGCGGGGTGATAAAGGTTGGAAGCCTGAAAACTCAGGTCAACATTCACGTTTAGCGTATGTCAGCAATGGCGGTATCATTCTTGAATTGTTCTTTATATCCAATGATGAAGAATTAAAGATTTGGAAAGATAGAAAATGGCTTGTCGGCAAAGCTGTAGCAGAAGTGCTAGCAAATTACGTTACTTAGCTTATCACTCAAGAAAATGGCGCAAATCATGCGCCTTTTTTGATGTGTTACGCTAAATCTACGCCAATATGTATTTATGTTATTGATTTTATAAGGTGTTATGGTGCGCTCGGCGCGGCTTTGGGAACGATGGTAAACAGCATACTGAGGATTTAAAATGAACTTCTCCATAACCTAAAAATTCAGCAGCTTGCATATCATTCAACCATATATCGGATGGCGGTAAAGCAACAACGAAATTACCACCCATATTTGCTATTGCTGTCATTTCACGATCCCCCCAATTTCTTATCCACTACAGGTCTTTTCTCTAAACTTTCACGCCAGTTACCTTGATAAGCAGGCATCCAACCATCATGTGGAGAATACAGAAAATCCGATGTGTCCAAAAATTTCCCGAAATCTCTCACCGCTGGTTCCATGTCATAGCCAAAAACATGGCCTTTTCTATCAGTTGCCAGAAATTCAACTTCACTCGGCACGACTGCCCAATTGTATTTTGTCATGACACCTCTCCCAAACTTTTTACCACGCCAATCGGCAGACCGAACACACTTTCAAAAGCCTTATCAAATTCACCGCTTGCGATGAATTGGTCAATACTGTTTGTAGGCTGCGTATGCTTTAATATGTAACTACTCAGCACGTGGTCATACATATCTGCATTGCTATTAATCTCAAGAATCACACCAGTGCCATCGTTCACACGCTGTTTTAAGGTTGCTTCCAGTTTTCTAACAAATTCACCGTGCAAGTGATGTGACTCACTTGCAATGCTGTATAAAGAGCCGGTCTGACCTGCATCCAAAGCCAAATTAAAAGGCTTGTCCTTGTGCAGCTCATCAATGATGTAGTTCGCTACAGCAATGTTTGTTTGTTGAATTTCAGTCATTGGCTGGCTCCTGTGCTTTTGGTGAATCTGGCAATAACATCCAGTGAGTTACTTTTACGCCTTCACAATACCGCCAATCTGTAAAATCTTCTGTTAATCCATAGCCTCGCGCTAAGAACTTAAAGTGATTCTTAACCCACTTCGCAGTCAAATAAAAAACATCACCATCTATACAAACAAGGTAGTTTCCATTTTCTACCGGCTCTTTATCTTCAGTAGAAATCCATTCCGGCGCCGCTTGGGCTTTGGCATCCCATCCAGCGCGGAACGTATCCCAGTGCTCATTAAATTCATCAACCTGATTTGTCATTTCAAAATCAGTGGCAACATATTGCTGCAATTCTTCATCAAACTTAAAAGACCAATCTGGATTTACATTGTTTGATGACTCAAACGCTTTTCTTTTAATATCCATCACGCCACCTTTCCAATATTCTGACTTTGCACATAAAGCTTTGCTAAAATCGCAACGGTTTCCTTTGTTTCAGGTCGCTGCAATTCTTTAAACTTGCGGTTCATTGCAAGCAATTCAGCACGGCTTACCAACATTAAATTATCCAATCGACAATCGGTTTTAATGCCGTTTTTAAAGATTAGTGCGTGACCACTAGGGATAGGGCCATTAGCTTTCTCCCATAAGTACTTATGCTTGAGCTTCATTTGACGCTCACCCTCAAACTTGCACTCGATATAACCATCTTTCGTGACGTACTCATGACCAACCGGTGCCGCTGTATGAGGAACATTGCCTTTTTTCCACAAGGTTTCAGGGCTTGGCTTATAGCCTTTCATGCCCTTATTCCAAGTAACATGACCTTTTTCCAAGCGACCAGTGCGGCCAGTTTTAGCTCCAATTCTGAGACAGTGAGCCTTTATCTGATCCACATTGACGCTCACGCCAAACTCAGCATTAAAAAGCTCGGTTAATTCCTTGCGGGGCATGGTTGTATGCTTAATCAAAAAGGCATCCATTTTGGGCGTGTATTTAAATTTCATTTAAACCTCGACATCCATATCACCAAGCGCAATACGTGGTGCTTGCTGCTCTTGGTTTAAGCCTTTGTATTGAGCAACCAGCTTAACCGCATCCAATTGAGTAGCGTGTGCCTTGATAATCTCAGCACTAATGCCTTGAATTGTTTGAGCGCGTTTAACCTCAGTTTCAAGCTCATCTTTATCAGCCTTAGCTAAACGACCCAATTGGTCAAAAAGATGTTTGTTTAAATCTTTTAATGTACTCATCACGCCACCATCTGATAACTAAGGTTTTTTAATTTCGTAACGCCGCGCATGTGCAATTGATCAATATAGCTTTTGTCGCGATTCAACCAAGCCCTACAAAACGATAAAAACCGCTTTTGACAAATCTCATTCATTGCGAAGCCTTGATCTGTTTCGTGCATTGAAATTTTTGCAACATCATTGCCGCGTCTCATAACGATGCAATCCTTTTTAGCCGACACGTAATATCCACTCTCATGCATCCAAACAGTGAACGCAAACGACAAAGAATTAGGAATAAACTTCACCATGTCGCCAACACTCCCAATCCAATTAAAATCAAAAAAGTTAATCCAAGTCCGAGTTCGAGTTCTTTCATGTTGTTACCTCAAAATGGAAGTTCATTGTCGAAATTTCCCCAAGTCGTATTCCCTAAAACTGTCGGAACGCCATCAAAACGCCATTCTTCACATTCAGGGCTATCAATAAATTCCTGTGGCGGCTCTGCATTAAACTTGCTGCACACGTTGCTTTCGCCCCTTGTCATAAACACGCATTCAAAGCACGTTCCGTTTGGCAACTGGTTGTATTCACTGATTGATTTTTCAATCTGAATACGCATGGCATTGCGCATATTGCTCAACTTAACTGAATTCATAATTGATCACCTTCCAGTATTTACCTTCCTTTTGCGCCAAGATTCTTTTTGGTGTCATAAGGAGTTCACTTGCATTTATTGCGTCAGCAACGGTTTCGGGTATGCAGTCAAAATCAACCGCAGGTATATAGCGTTTTAGCCACCAGGTGTTTGCCTGTTTACGTGCAACCTAGCTTTGACTTTCGAGCGCAATCCATTCGCTGATTACTGGCCCAATATCGCCAATGTGGTACGACACGCGCAGACTGTTTGCGCCAGTTTCTCTTTTTGTGTGCTTGGCATAACTAACATCAGAAACATCAAACCATTCTTTCATTGGCGGCTTAAAGCCTGTTAGAATGTCAGCAGTTCCAGATCGCGTGTCGTGCTTTGGTTTTTCTTCAATCGGAAATATATAACCGCACTCGCTGCACTCTTTGAATGAAATAGGCATGTAGTTATGGCATTCAGGGCATTCACGTGTTGGTGCTTCTGATGGCTTGCTTTTAAATCCCTTGCGTCCAGTGATTTTGTTCACAGGTCCTTGCTCGACAGTGGTTTCGGTGTAATCCAACCACAAACAGTTTTCCTTTCCGTCTGCAATACGCATCCCACGACCTGCAATCTGCACGTATAAGACTGGCGACTTTGTAGGGCGGAGCAGTGCAATTAGATCAGTTTCAGGTGCATCAAAGCCTGTGGTCAGCGTGGCAATGTTCACAAGACATTGAAGATCGCCTTTCTTAAACTGGTTAATAATGGCTTGGCGCTCTGCTTTCGGTGTCTTGGCTGTAATCATGTTGGCTTTAATGCCCTTCCTGATAAATGATGCAAGGACGTTTTCAGCATGTTCAACAGTCACACAAAAGGTCAGCCACTTTTTTCTTGTCACGCCTTTTAAAATAATGTCATTGGTGGCCTGCTCGATGACATAATCATCATTCATCAAGTCATCAAGATCAGAAATCACATAATCACCACCGACCACTTTTACAGACGAGGTATCCACCAGTGTCGGGGTGTCATCCTGAACAACAAGCGGGGATAAGTGACCACTCTTGAGCAATTCATCCATGCCGACAGTCGTGGCGATTGAATCAAACAGGCGTTTTTCATTGCTCGGATCGTGCAGATGAACGCCATTACCGCGAAATGGTGTACCAGTGAAGCCGATCACCAGTATTTTTCCGTTGTTGTATCTTTCACATTCAGAAATGAACTTCCGATACATGCCAGATTGCTCGGTGTTGATGTTGTGACACTCGTCCACAATAATCAGATCCACGCGACCAAGATGGATTGCTTGCTTTGCAATGCTGCCAATGGTGGCAAAGATAATCTGACTTTCCAGATCCTTTTTACCAAGTGCTGCACTACAGACCCCAGCAGGTGCTTCTGGCCAGATTGCCAGTAACTTCTCCAAGTTCTGCTGACAAAGTTCACGGCTTGCAACGGTCATAATGATGCGTGTTTGCGGAAATTCAGAAATAGCGCGTTTGCACAGTTCTGCAATAACGACTGATTTACCTGCACCCACGCACATATTCACGATGGGATTTTTATTGTCTTGAATGTGGCGATTCATCCAGGCGTAAAGCTCTGAAATCGCACGCTCCTGGTATGGTCTTAATTGGAACATGGCACCATTCCTTTTTCTGTGTTTATGTACTTTTGTGTATTTGATCGGTAGAAAACATTTAGGTTTTCATCTGCATGGGTGAATTCAAGACCAGGGAAAAGCATCGGGATAAAACGATGGTTTTTACATATCATCCCTTCGTCCTGCTCAACTTCATAGCCTTTTTGCTCGCATAGCCAGCCGCCTGTTTCTTTAGGTGTACTGTGAATGCAAGTGCGGCAGTTACGCTCTGGCATAATCTCTGGCAAGTCTGAAACTGTGCGATAGCAATAATCGGTAAAGTCGCAAAACTTGCACTGAAAGAAACTTGCATCTTTGCCAATTGGTAAAGGCGGTTCAGGTGCAAAAATGATCTGTCCAGCACGTTCAATCCAGTATTCAGCTTGCTTCTGGTCATAGTGCAGACGTTCACCGTACAACTGGTCTGTGTTCTTGTTTCGTGCCAAGTAGTAGGCTCTGGTCAATCCAAGACCGTGCATGTAGACCTGCATCTGTGCCACATGCTCAGGCTTGGTTTTTTCAACGCCATCTGTTTGCAATTTTGCAAATGATTTGTCATTATGGGTTTTGAACTCTAAGAGATGCCATGTTTTCGGTGCTGAGTGCAGTCCTAATGCCGCTCCGTCCGCATGTCCTCTAAAATGACCACCATGAAAAGCAATTGCCCATTGCTCGCCAGTGGTCGGGTCAACTTCCAAAACTTCCACGCCTGCGGACTGTAGATCAGCAATAAGGCGTGGTTCCTCTAAATGACCAGTGTTGAACAGGCGCAGCATGCGCCCGTCAAACTGTGGGCGTTTTACCCAGCGAAACATGAACCATAATTCACGAGCACATGGACGACCGATAGAAGACGCGCCCAAATATGTGCGGTGTGAACTTCTATTCGCCGTCTTGATTGCAGCGTAGATCGCTGCAACCGTTGGCTCGTCTTGAATCATTGTTAGTTTAGCCATGAGTCGGACCCTTATTTACGTGCCCAAGGTGCAGATGCAGCCTGTGATGGTTGGGCAGCATGAGGCAGTGGTTGCGAGAATCCGCCGGTTTTTGCAGCAGCGCCTTGTGCTAGTGCTGAAAAGCCTTTGATTTCATTCGATGGCTCGTACTGACCAGTTTTATCTTCTTTGATGATGACGCGAACCTGCATTGGTTGATGGTGCAACTCGCTAGAGTCATTCACTGAGTTACGACCGATTGCAGCGCATATCTGTGCGATATTTTGGCGACCAATACAGACCACTTCGGGGTTCGAGTGGTTAATGTTGATGTTTTGGAAAACGATACGACCAGCGTATTGTCCATCCACAATTTCCCATTGCAGTGACAAGCGGTTGCCGCCGTTGCGGTTTTCCTTAATTTCAGAATTGACGATTTGCGCAGCATAGTTGCCCTTTGGCAAAAGCTCATAGCTTGGCGCTGAGTTAAGTTCTGTTTGGTCGAATTGCATGTTTAGCATGTTCATGTGCGTTTCCTTTTATGCGTTTGGTGTGTTTAAGATTTTGTTTGCGATAAGTGAAAGATCGGCTGGCTCGTAGTAATCCAGTGCGCCAGAACGGTCTTTCGCTTGGTAATTGAAATCAGGCTGGGTCTGAAACATACGTTCCACTTCGCCTGTTTCTTGGTTTTTTTCGATGCGAAGTACGAATACTTCGTCAAAGAAATAAGGGAGGGCTTGACCGATCTTCGCGCCCGGTGCAGATGGCTGATACAGCATGCGACCAGTGTCCTGATCTTGCTGCTTTTCCATCTTTGCCGACATGTAGACGTTACGTGGCAAGTCACGAAATCCACGAATTAAGTCCTGCATTTGCTCAGACAGAACGCCATACGCTGCGCGAGGGTCTTTGTGGTCTTTCTTTGCTTGACCTAAAACAACTTCCGCAATCTCAGAAATTGAGTCGATGCAAATCCAGTCAAAATCTTTGAAGTCTGGGTGACCGCTTTTGAGAAGATCGTAAATCTCCATCAGGTCAGCCATGTTTTGCACTTCTGCAACTGCAATATCCGTGTTGCGCAGGGATAACAGGCCTGCTTCTGCTGAGATAATCAGCGCATTGCCACCAGTGGTCGCAGAAAGGCGTGTTTTGCCTGCACCCGCTTGGCCGTAAACCAAGACTTTGATGCTTTTCGCACTATCGCGTGTTGTTGTTAGTTTGATCGCCATGATTAAGCGTCCTTTAGTTCAATAGAAATGCTAGGTTTTGCCGGTTTTGATGTGATGTACTTGTTCAGGTGTGGAACCAAGTCTTCACGCATAGAGCACAGGTGACGGAACTCTTTAGTGTCGAGCTTCGCTTCCCATTTGAAGCATTTCTTAACTTCCTCTGGTAGAACCTCCCAAACGTCCTGAACTGCATCCGTGTCAACAGAGCGCGTCACCTTGCCAGTGGTCTTCACCTTGAACTGGTCATCTTCAACCGAAGTCACACCTTCATCTTTTACACCGACCAATGCGACAATTTGCGCTTCAACTTCAAGACGCTGCGCTCTTGCAGAATCTTCACTGCGCTTAGCGTCAATCCATGATTGAAATAGCGCCGTGTGAATCGTGTTATTTACAAATGTATTCATTTTCTTCTCCTAGGCAGCCCACGAAACAAGGTCAGATTTAATATTTTCAAGGCGCTGCATGTTTTCACGCGCATATTGAATGCGTGCGCTGTCCGAGTATTTTCCATCAAGGCAAAGCATGATGCTTTCAGAGCCACGACCCACATAGGTCAGGCTGATGCAGTTGTCATTCACATCAACAACATCGTCAGCCGTGGATAGCATGACCAGGTTGTGCGCCAGTTCTAGCAGTTGAACTTCGGCACGTACCACTTCGATTGACTGGATGCTCATCGTGTAGCCTCCTGATGTGCCTTAGCCGCTTTCAATTGCAAAGCCTGTTCAGCTTCACAAGCCTTTAAGCCAACACCTAAAAAGACTAATGTGATTGCTGCAATTAGTGCAGATGCAGCAAAGCCTTTTAGCGTTTCGACTAGCTTGTTTTGAGAAGTGTTTGATTTAGTTGTCATGGCTGCCTCCGAATACTTGGCGAAGGGCAGCAACGACTTGTTTGATTTCTTCTTCGGTGCGCCACCAACCGTAAAAAGACTTAATATCACATCCATAGGCTTCGCTTTTCGCATAACCTAGATCGGCATCATCACAGATAAACCAAACACGATCACCATCTTTCGGCTTAAAAGGCGCAGGAACTTCAATCCCATTAATCGTGATTGTTTTTGGTTTTAGGCGGAAGTGCCATTGACCTGAAATAAAATCCAATACAGTTAATTGTCGGGTCTTTGGGGTATCCAGCCAAGATATATCATCACGCTTAACCAGGCCGATTTTTTTGCTTTCTACATTATCACCATTCGCCAAAGCAATCAGCGCCTCTTTGCCGCTAATCAACTTGCTTTCATTAACTTTTGTATTCATAATGACCTCGTCGTGTTGAAGCCCAGTTCCCCTCGGAAGTTGCTGGGCTTTTTGTTGTTTACAAGATGTATAATAACAATGCTATTATTTAATTTCAATAACAATGTTAGTATTTATTTATCGCAATAACAACATTATTAAACTACAAATAGCAACGTTATTGCAAGATAATAATAACAATGTTAGCATTATTGCGTGTTCCACTACTATTGTCATTTTATGGAAATCGAAACGTTACTTTTAAGTGACCTGGTTAAGCAAGATGGTCAAAAGGTTGCAGCCGACAAGATCGGATGCCACCAAACCGCAATTAGTGCAGCAGTTAAGAAAGGTCGTGAGATTTATTTGGAAGTTCGAAATGGCGCTGTCGTTTCGGGTTTTGAAGTAAAGCCAGCTCTCGGTCTGCCATTCCACAAAAACAAGAAAGCCTGACGGACTAGGTCAGGCTTTCTTTTACGTTCAAACATGGAGATACCCAAATATGAACATGCCAATTTTAGCACAAACAATTCAAGTTGCCGATAAGCAAACATCGGTTATTCAGTACAAATCATTGCCAGTGATGACCACTGAGCAAATGGCAGGTTTTTATGGAACTGATCCAGTAAACATTCGCAAAAACCATATGCGTAATGCAGAACGCTTTATTGATGGCAAGCATTTCTTCAAAGTTGAAGGTGATGAGCTTCGCACCTTAAAAAACTCACTGAGTGACTTTGAGGTACTCAGTCCAAATACTCGATCTTTAACCCTCTGGACTGAAAAAGGCGCAGCTCGTCACGCCAAGATTCTCGATACGGATCAAGCATGGGATATTTTCGAGCAGCTTGAGGAAGTTTATTTCTCAGTAAAAGAAAAATCACACCTCCCAGCATTACCAAACTTCGCCGATCCTGCCGAAGCTGCAATTGCATGGGCGAATGAGTACAAAGCAAAGCAACTCGCTATTACTGAACGCGACCACGCTATCGCAACCAAAGCCGAAATCGGTAGCCGTCGTGAAGCAACTGCAATGGGTCGCTTATCTGCAAAAACAAAAGAAGTTGAGAAGCTAAAAGCACGTCTTGATAGCTCTACAGACTTTGCAACCATCAAAAAGGTTCAGGCTCTTACTGGTGGCACGTATGACACATACGAACTTCGCCGCTACAGCAAAGCAAATCAGATTGATGTTGAAAAAGCCGAAGATGCCAACTATGGCAGCGTGAACTCATATCACAAAGACGCATGGTTAGCGGTTTACAACATCAATCTTTCTTCAATTCGCGGGGTGGCGGCATGAACATGGCTAATAATCGGTTGTTTGGACTTGCTGACAACCGCACAGATATTTGGGCTACACCTCAAGATTTTTTCGACAAATTAAATGCGGTTTTCAAGTTTGATTTGGATGTTTGTGCGCTACCTGATAATGCCAAGTGTGAGCGATTCTTTAGCCCAGAAGATGATGGCTTAAAACAAGAGTGGACTGGCACTTGCTGGATGAACCCCCCTTATGGTCGAGAAATTGTTGACTGGGTGGCTAAGGCAGCTTACACCGCTAAACAAGGGCATACAGTGGTTGCTTTGGTTCCTGTTCGCACGGATGCGCGATGGTTTCAAGATTACTGCTTAGGGCGTGAAATTCATTTTATTAAAGGCCGATTAAAGTTTGGTGGTTCTAAGTCAAACGCTCCATTCGGCTGCTGCGTAGTTGTATTTAGACCAACCCTGAATGATGTGAAGTGGGGTGCAGCATGAATAACAACACACACCCATGCGCTAACAAGTGCGGAGAATTTAAAAACGGTGAACAGTGCATGAACTGTTTGATTAACGAAACGGAGAATCAGGGCGTTTACTC